TCATCCGGTCTGTGGTAAAAAGCATCTTCATCTTTGAAGATATGTCCCTGTCCGTAGAACTCACGGACGATCTTCTCGCCTTCTCCATTTTCATCCGGCGGTGTGTAACTGCCAACCAGCACCGGGATGTTTACTTTCTGCAAGGCCTGCGACAGTTCCGATATCATACCGTCAATGGCTTCTGCATCCTTTACAAGCTCCCTTGTGGAAGGAACTCCACTCGTTCCGCTTCTCTTGGCTTCTATCCACATTTCAATATGCTCGTCGATGTCGAAATCTTCGTAGTAGGCTTCCAGGCTGTCCTTGAAACTATCTGCCTGGTTCTCTTCATTGAAATCAATCGTCATGGAGAAATCTTCACCTGCAGGTGATGACTGCCCGATTTCAACATAGGTTCTTCTGTTGTCCGGCTCAATGTAGGCTTCCCAGTTCCACCCCATTTCTTCTGCCTTGCCGAGAAGCATTTTCAAGCCTCTCGATATGTCCTTGTATTCTTCCATGTCCTTATTCCTCCGCATCTGCGTAGTATGCATCGAATGCAATACCGGCATTTACCAACTTATCTTCCAGGTAATTGCCATAGCACCAGCCGTCTCCATCTTCCCAAAAACTGTCCCAGGCTTTCTCCAACACCTCTCTTGCCTTCTCTTCATCATCTTTGCTTACAACAAACACGCAATCCATCCAGTCGTTTAACTGAGACTGCACTCTGATTACGCTTTCCTTTAATACTTCCACGCCAATATTCATTGTGCTTTCTCCTTTCTCAGATGTAATAGCAGCTGAAATTCCAGTGATGTCCGAACTCATAGTACAAGCCGTATCTCTCGAATATCTTGTCAAATTCTCTTCTCACCGAAGGAAGGATGCCGTAATACAGCATCTCGCATACCGGACCTTCAAAGCTCATGCTGAGAATGTGGTCCGGATTCACGTACTCGAAATACGTTCTTGGGTCCTGGTTCTCTTCCTCGATCAGATGCTCTCTGTCGTTGTAGTAATACTTTCCGGTTACCGGATCATGCTGTGTGAACCGCTTTCCGTTGAAATAGATGTCTACATCCTGCCATAACCCATGCTCCAGCAGAAACTCTCTGATTTCCTTTGCCAGGTTCTCAATCTGCTCTGCCGTCAGCTTTGCCGTTGAACTCATGCAACCTCCTCCTTTCTTACTCTCTTCTTAACAAGTCTTGCTGGGTACTGAGGCTGATTCTCTCTGTACTCTTTCAGTCTCGCCCTTGCCTCTTCTCTTGTGAACTCTGTTAATGTGTACTCCCAGCCGTACCCGTAATTCAGCTGCAACTCCCAGGTGTCGATTGTCTTTCTCTCGTATGCCATCCTACGCAACCTCCTCTTTCTTCGGCTTTCTGCCACGTCTCTTCGGCTTTTCGACCGGCTTTTCTTCCTTGACCTCTTCTGTAGGTTTCTCGGCCACCTGCTCCTCAACCTTCTCTTCGGCCGCCGGTTCTTCCTTGACTACCGGCTCTGCAGGAAGCACAACATCCAGCTTATATCTCTTTGTAATGCTCTGAATCATTGTCGCTACCTCTGCGCTTACTTCCTGGATTTCGTCCTCGGTAAGTCCTTCTGTCAAGCTCTCTGTCTCGGTCCAATATCCTGCATTATCCAGGAAATGATTTAATACCTTCTTTGCTCTATCATGTTTTACGTCCCACTTCATATCGTTTACCTCTCTTCCTTTTCTCCGGCGATCAATGCCAGTACCACTACTCCATTTATCAAAATTGCTACCAAATTCTTCGCTCTCATACCGTCGTATATGCCGACCATAAAGTTGATGAACAATACCGACTGCAGGAACTGTCTTAATTTCTTCATTGCCAAATCAGCCTCCTTTATGATAGACTTAACAGTTGAGAGGCGGTGTTGCTGCCTCCCGACCGTTAAGGGAACTACTTAATCAATCAAACCTAACCATTTCAGAATTGCCGTAATCACTGACACAATCATGATTACTATGGTGGAGATTATGCTGGCCTGCTTTTCTCTCTTCTGTAATTTAAGGTTTTCGATTTCAAGTAGTTCCTTTTCCTTTGTAGAAAAGTCTTTCTTCCTACCTTTCTTACCCAACTGGTAATTCCTCCTTCCTTAGGATTTAATCAAATTGTTTTGTTTGATTATGGTTATATTATAACTCGCAGTTGCGTATTTGTCAATAGATATACTTCTATTTTCCGAGTTTTTACCAAATAATTTTCGCACTTGCGACAACTTCTGCAATTTCCGGATCATCAACACCAACTAGTGTATTGCTCTGCATTTTCATTTGCGAGGGTCGCAAACCCGCATGGTTGCTTGGTGCGTTGTAAGATTTCTTACATGATTTCTTCTATGGTTTCTACAAGGATTCTTTACTAGATATTAGAGATTAGATAATAGATATTAGAGATAGAATAATATATGCTCATTTGCGTACTCTCAAAAGCGTATTTTATCCACAAATGCGTGTGAATAATGTGGATAAATCCATCTCCTAAAGCATATATGTCTTAGACTTCGTACACGCTTCAATACCGGATTGTTGCTCTTAGGCATAGGATAGGTACTAAAATCGCCTATCATGTCTCGGGAACTTTTCGTCAAAATACCCGGTCTTATTTTGGTTATTTTGTATATTGATTTTACCTGCAGTCTTGTTCCGCTTTTCTGCAATAAAAAAGAGCCTACAACCCTTACGGATCATAGGCCCTTATGCTTAATCTTCTGAATTGATGAAGTCCTTACAGTCTAACTCCCGGTACGCCTTTTCAAAGGTTTCCTTCGGACTCCAACTTACATAGCCATCCGGATATTTAACAGCATATCCCGGTACACCGTTTTTCTCCCTTGGTTCAGCTTTTACAATTTTCACGCCGATGTAATTTTTCACGTCACCATTCCTCCTGTTATTTTACTCTGATCGTATCTCCTGCAATGATGAGGTTCGGATTCTCGATGCCATTGAGGTTCGCCAGTGCCTCAACTGACGTTCCGAATTTCTTGGCAATTCCGGAAAGTGTATCACCGCTCTCGATTGTGTAATACTTTTTGTTTCCAGCATTTATAACATCCTGGACTTCTTGCCATCTGTCACCGAGAACTGTTCTTCTTACTTCACCGCCGCCGTACTTATCGGCCCATACTTCGTCCACAAGCTCCTGCGTAGATGCATTGTGAATGTGATTGATAACATCCTGGACTTCCTGCCATCTACTGCCAAGTGCGTCCTTTCTCTCCTGTCCGCTTCCAAACTCGTCCTTCATGGTTCTATACACTAGGTCAAGCGTACTTCCTTCCGGTTCTGCAGGTGCCGGTTCCTCCGGATCTGCATTTCCGCTGTCCGCAGAAAATCCATTAAGTCCAGCATTTTTAATTTCTGCCTCAAAATCACGATAGCAGAAATCCTGGTCCACTGTTGTTCCGCAGATTGTCTTATCCGTAATAAAGTTCTGACTACCTCCATACTGCCATATATCGTGAGCCGTTGAAGGCTCATTGCTCGAATACTTCGCTACCCAATGAGTAAACCTCTGCAGTCTCGAATCGTCTACGTGAGACGAAAAATGCGAATCTGATGTGTAGACACCTACAAAATAGCCGGCCTTTTCGCATTTGTCGCAGAAAGCAATCACAATATCTGTGAGCGTTTCTCTGCTGTTATTCAGCATATTACCCTCGACATCATAGTATATCGGGAACTCGAACTGTTTTCCTGCGATTGCTGACAGGAAATGTTCTGCCTCTGCCTCTGCTTCCGCAACTGACTTTGCATTGCCGTAATAGTACGCTCCGACCGGCATTCCGATAGCCTTGCACTGTGCATAGTAATTTTCAAATTTGCTGTCCTTATACTTTCCGGCATCTGCCCCTGCAGCTTTGACGATCACAAATTTTACTCCTCTTTCGTTCCTGGCCTGCTCGATGTTAAAATCTCCCTGCCAATGTGAAATATCAATACCAAATAGTTTTTCCATAGAAACTCCTCCTTAAATCAAAATAAGGGGCAGCTTTTCAGCTCCCCCCCATTGTGCTATATCTCTTTCAGAACCTACGCTTTGATTAACTTACCGTTTTTGAGCAGGTTAACCATTTTGAGATTCTGAGCTGCCGTATATGCGTAGTTCGTAATACCGTTCGCCGCCGCAATCTTCGCACGGTGTGCTTTGGAAGTATCTTTCTCCCCTACGGCAGCAAGTGCTGTAATGATAGAACCCGATGACCCGCTATACTTAGGGTAGTAGCTGGTGCTTCGTCTCGGATTTCCGGAAACGACTACTACCGTGTGTCCCTTAGTCTTTGTTACAAGTACATCGCCGTTGAACAGTTCCGTCTTAGAAGTTACTGCAATCTTATCCATGAACTGCCCTGTCGCTCTGAGGGTTGAAACTTCGGATGATGTGTTGAAGTTTCCTGGATCAAAGCCTGCTTGGATACAGCACGCTCTTATAAGTGAACTGCAGTCTGCCTCTGTCTTTACAGAAATTTTAGAGAGCTTTCCGACTTTTCTCAGCTGTTCGATCACATTGCTTCTATGCCCCTGGCAATATCCGATATTGTTGTTTCTGCATCCCTGCAGCATAGCTTCTGCAATGGCGTTTGCTACCGTGATGCTCTTCGGTCTCAGACAGTACCAGCCTTTTGAATGGACGTAATACGCCTGGGTTGATACCTCGTTTCCAGTCTGATCTCCCGGTTTTCCTCCGGAAATGTGACCGCTCTCGTCAATTCTTGCGCTTCCAACTACTAAACTCATGGTTCTTCCTCCTAACAAAATAGGGCAGTCTTTCGACCGCCCTGTGCTTACGATATGTTCTCAGATTACTCCTCATCCTCACTGTTGGAGCCGATGTTGGCTGAGTCAGTCAAGCCTTCACCGATGATGTACGCCACTACTGACGCTCCCGCCATAATGAGCGCTGTAACCTGTGTTGCCGTGTTGTCTGTGCCGCCAGTAGCCAGGATCATCATAGATACGAATGACGCTACCGCAGTCCATAACTTTCTGCTTGTGAGTTTTCTAACCCAATCAATTTTCTTCATGTTCCTTTACCTCCTGTTATAAAAATGAATTTTTTTCCATGCACTTCTGATAAACTTTGTCTATCTCGGCAATGGCATTTACTGCTTTGCTGTTCTTGTATTCCGGATGCTCTGTGCAATAACGCTCATAGTCCGAAATATCGTCTAAAATCTGATTGAAAAACTCTTCGGAATGTTTGACATCCCTTCTCAACTCGTCGGCAAATCGCAGGATTCTTGTACGGCATCCGTCCGCATCATCTTTATCCATGCGCCTTTCGAGCTTGTTGTGCTTTTCTCCCAGTTCTTTTAACTCTTTCTGCACTGATTCCAGCTTATCCATAACATCCTTGTTCATCGACTTTCCGATGGCTCTCATGCCGTTTCCGATAATCTTTCCAACTGCAGACCACGGATTTACCTTGATGGGTGTGATCTGCACCAGCGTCAAGAACAGCAGTAGGGCTCCACCACTTGCAAGAATTTCATTCAAAGACATTGGCTCTTTTACCTCCTTCCCAAACGCACCGTAGTTCCCACGGTACGTCCGTAATATCTGCCGCCTTTTCACCCAAAATGGCCTCTATTACTGCATAAAGAATGGCATCCGCACATGGGTCCTTATCGAACCGGTACAGATGCCACACCAACTGATTATGCAGGTTCAGCAGACTTTCTTCGTCTGCCTCGGTATTGAGCAAGCCTAACTCTACAGCCGCACTTTCTAGGCGGTCATAGTTGTAAAATTCTGCGTAGGGTATCATGCCTTATACTTACGACCTGTGATTTCCTCGTATTCTTCCTCAGTAATCTTATCCTTTTTGACAGCGTTCTTCACCATAGCCAGGTTCCAACGCTTCGTGTCGTAGTAATCTTTGATTCTGTCGAACCAATCGCTGTGCTGCACTTCTTCCTGGATCGTCTCCTCTGCAGATGTGTCTACTGCCTCTGTTGCTTCTTTAGCCTTTGCCATATTACTCTTCCTCACTTTCTTCGGTGCTGGTTGCCGAGTCTCCTGCTTCCGGAAACTCAATGTCTGCCATCATTGCCAGGTAATCAATCTTGGCATTCTGATCGGCCAGCTCTGCCTTCATGTTCTCGTCAGCTCTCATTTTGGCGACATCGCCGCCATTCTTTTTTACTTCCATTTGGCTACCTCCATAATGATTTATAATATTTATCCATGCGCTGTAGGAGCT